CTGAAGCCCGACGTGTTATCCGTTCGAGGGCTTGATTGATTGTGACTATTTTCTTGATGGGTAGCTAATCGTAAATTACTTATACGATTATTACTTGGATTTTCATCAACATGATCTAATCCTTTTTTTGGAAATTCCCCATAGATATATAACCAAGCTAATCTATGCGCAAGATATAATTTACCATCAAGCATGATTTTAATATATCCATCTTGTCGTTTATGCCCAGCAACAGAACCTGTTTTAATCCTATTGCTTCTTTGCGTAAGATTAATAAAAAGTCCCGTTTCTGGATCGTAAGATAATAATTCTTGTAATCTTTGTTGAGTTATGATATTTTGTAGTCTCATTGTATTACTCCTCGTTGTATTGATTGCGCTCGTTGGGCATTGGGCTCCCTTAAAAAAGGAGCCTTTTTTTTATTCTATACCTTGTAGTCTAGTCATATCGCCATACATATCTCTAAACAAAGGCTCTTGCCCACCATTCAATCTTTCATTGACAGCGTTATCTACAATGATACGTTCTGTTTGCTGTAGCATGTATTGATTATGTTGCGCTTCTTGTTGTTGCTCTAATGAATTGTACCCATGATAGGTATGACCATAACCGTAATCCCCTTCTTCAACAGCTAGAGCGGATGTTGATATCGCCAGTAATATGATTAATTTTTTCATTTGTATTCCTCGTTGAGATAAGTAATAAAGTTCCAGTTACGTTTATCTGGAATCACAGACGGGCGTTGTGATCGTAAATACAACATGCAGATCGGATATAAACTCAATAAGGCTCCACACTTGTATTCTCGGTGTTTATTATCCCCAACATCCGATAGGGTATCCACACAAAGAAATCTCTCTGTTGCTAAAGAATTATACAGAAGATTTACATAATGTAAACAAATAATATTTACATTATGTAAACAAATATTAAATCTCTTTGTATTTCAAAGCTTTAAGCAAGTCTTCTTGGGTTGCATCTTTGGCAGCGAGTGCGGATATTACACGATCATCTACAGTATCTCTTGCGACAATATGAATAATTCGAACAGGTTTTTCCTGACCCTGTCTATATAGACGAGCATTAAATTGTTTGTAATACTCTAGGTTCCAGTTAAGGCCAAACCACACAGCTAGACAGCCACCATGCTGCAGGTTAAGACCGTGCCCGGCTGACTGCGGATGAGCTAAGAGTAAAGGTATCTCACCTGCATTCCAACGTGTAATGGTGTTTGGATTCTGATCCAATACTTGAGCTTTAGGAAAGCGTTTCTTTAGGCGTTCAAGGTCAGTTTTAAAGTTATAAGCCACAAGAATACTCTCGCCCTCATTCTGCTCTATAAGCTCGTGTAGGGTATCTAATTTAACCGAATGTACTTCTGCCCAATTCTTATGCTCATCTGTATAAATAGCTCCGTTAGCGTACTGTAAGAGCTTATTTGCAAGTACACCTGCAGAGAGTGCTTCAACGATTTCCCCAGATTCCAACTCTAATAACAATTCTTTTTCAAAAGCATCATAAGCATCTTTTGCAGCAGTGGGTATATCTACAAACTCAGTCAGATCTATACGTTCAGGTAGCTCAAGATAGTCCTCACCTTTCATAGACAATACCATATGCGCTATAGCATTATGAATAAGCACATCTGCCCCTGCTCGTGGGGTATATTTGTAACCCATATAGTCAGCTTCAAAGAATCTTTGCTTATAAGCCGTCATTGTACGGCCTATTGCCGTACCACCATCTATAAGATACATCTGCGCCCATAGGTCGAGCAAACCATTAGGAGCAGGTGTGCCTGTAAGTAAGACCATATAATTAGTAAAAGGTATTATCTTTTTTAAAGCTTTAAATCTAAGGCTGGTTGCTGATTTAAAAGAACTGGACTCATCTATTACGACCATATCAAAAGGCCATTTCTTACCGTACTGTTTAACTAGCCAAGGTACATTCTCACGATTGATTGTATATACATCTGCTTCACGGTGAAGACTTGTTAATCTTTCACGCTCTGTGCCTGTACACACTTGAACTTTCATGTGTTTTAAGTGTCGCCATAATTTCACTTCGTTATGCCATACAGAGTTGGCTACTCGGAGTGGAGCTATGACCAGTGTTTTATGTACGCACATCTGATCTTGTAACTCAGATACAGCAGTTAGAGTACTGGTTGTTTTACCTGCGCCTAGAAAAAGAAATAGAGCACAGCGTTTCTTTTCCTTTATAAACTCAACAGCTCGTTCTTGATACTTATGTAGATCACTTCGTGAATGCACGAGCGTCCTCCAATGTATTGATTACCCTTACATCACAGCCGTATAACCTTCGTCTAGCATGGTCAAACTGTTGAGCTTCTGTCGGGTGTTTGTTAGGTGCTTTAAGTTCTACAAAAATAATAGTATTATCAAATAGAGTGATTATACGATCAGGCACTGAGCGTCTTCCTGGAGATGCAAACTTCTCACACATACCACCAAGTTCTTTAACTCGTTTGATTAAAGCTTTCTCTATTTCTTTCTCAAGCATAATATCTCTCGTCTCTATTTTGTTTCATACGTTCTCTAAATTGCTGTAAAGTTTGGTAATCAGGTAGATGGTAATCGACATCCCCCATGTCTCTTTGCATGTCTTCTAAATAAAAATAATAAAAGAAAGCATCGTCTATACTCATGTCGTCATACATATCCCACCTCTTTGAGGAGATCGTGCGCCATTTGTACGTACACTTGGTAATCCACATCCGATGGGAATGTATCTGGTAGAGTCATTAAAGGTTTGCCACCTCCAGACATGGGTACTCTGTTTGAGTTCTTGGCATAGTGAATACATGTATCTTTAGGCACTTCTGTTGAGTAGTAGAACCTAACAGCTTTACCAAGATACTCATCTTGCCAGACAGCCCCACCTGTGACCCTGCGCACAGTTACGAACTGTGTTATGTCTTGACACTCTTTAATAGTTTTCTCAACAGGAATGTTTTTGGCTACACAAAGTGCTACAGCACTCTTGACAATAGATCCGTCAGGGTTCTTAGCTAGACCTGTGGATGCGAACACACCTTTACCTTTAACCTTGCCATCTGTCTTTACAGCGAGGTAGTTATTGACGTCTCTTGATGCGAGTTTGACGTAGTCAGTTGTTTCAAGCTGATAGCTGGTATCTAATTCCCATTCAAAAGCAACAGCGTTACACTCATGTATTAAGCTTTTTGGAGCATAACATACAATACCATCAGTATTAGCAGATACGATTTGAATACCTACGTCCTCCATGCGTTCAATGAGCATGAGCAGAGCTAACTGCCCTGTTATAGTTGTTTGAAGCAATAGGTCTGGAGCATAGAGAAGACTATATTTAGATCCAAGTTTGCCGAATGAGCCGTTCAAAAAAATCTTAAGGGTGTTGGCAACAACATTGTCACCTTGTTTCTTGGCAGCAATACGTTCAGTAACAATACCTTGGTACAACTCTAAGAAAGGTTTGCCCATATTCTTAGGTGCTACTTGTTGCTGTAAGATGATGCTTGGATAATAAGACACAACATCTCGATCCTGTAAGAACCAGTCATCAGGTGCGTTGATGTATTGACTCTTCTCACAAGAGTGTAAGCCACCGATACCCATCTGATACTTGCGACCGTTGATTACAATAATTTCTTTCTTTAACCAGTCAGGTAAGGTTAGAGCACCATTGAGTCCAAGTGTGAACTTCTGATCAATAACTCGCTGTAATATTGTGTCTAGTTGCTCAGTCTTGAAACTGATGATCTCAGGGTCTAAGTATCTGAAGGTGTCTGTAGGTTTTACATTAGGACGACTTAGTTCTTTCTTAGTTATCTTTGTAAGTTCACTTGCAAGTACTGCTTCAGCAATCTGTGCATCAGACTTTGAGCGTAGATCAATACCATACTTTGCGGTCATACTTTCACGCAGAGTGATCTGAGGTAGCAGGGAGTCGTAGAGAAGTTTTGTAGTTTCTAAGTCGTTCTTACAATATGTACGGAGTTCTTCTCGTTGCTCTGGTGATATTGATGCGTCAGGAGCAATGGGTAGGTCTTGAATAGTAGGAGCGTTTAATCTACCACCGTAGATTTTAAGTGAGACCATTCCTGGAGCAACCTCGATAAGATCAATGGTATTCCAGTCTTCCTGCATGTTAAGTTTGTTGGTTTTGTAAATGCTCCACATGGATGCATTTGATCCGATGATACTGTCGCAAAGTCCTTTTAACTTGTCGTTATCATAACCATCTACTGCAGCAACGAGCATAGGTATGTCGAATTTGTTTGAGTTAAAACCTATAGTTATATACTTACGCATTAGATCGTTAACACGCTCTACATCCAGAGGGTGGCCTTCGTACATTTCGATATTGATAATTCGTCCCGTATCTACTTCCATTGCAGAAAGTAAAAAGTAATCTTTGTATACTTCTGTATCTATTATTATTTTCTTTTTCATATTGGTTCCGTATGGGGGTAGCCCATATTTTAGTGATAAAAAAGGCCTCAATTAAGAGGCCTTAGTTTTACGTTATCGCTTATGCGAACATGTCGTCGTCATCATCAAACATATCAAAGTCGTTAACATCACCGACCGCACCATCAGCAAATGGTTCGCCATCTTTGAAGAATTGTACAGCTAAAAGAGTAGAGTTAACACGTTTGCCGTATGCATTGTTCTGTACCCAGAAGTCTACAGTAGCATTAACATAGCAACCACCATAAGGTTTACCATCTTCTTCTACTAAAGGTGTCTTATCTTTATTAACTACGATAGGGCGTTTCTTAGTTGAAGCTTTTAGAGAAAAACAACCTGCATAACCATCATACTCAACTTCATCACCGTCACGTAAGCAAAGTTTATCTGCAGGAACTTTGGCACCTTTAAGATTTGTTTTAATTAACTCTGCAATCTGAGCTTTAATCTCTGCAATTGTATCTGCGTGTTCTTCTTTGTTGAGAAGAAAAGTTGCTTCGTATTTGGTCTCTTCACCGTTAAATGAACCTTTTTTGAAAAGGCTTGGGAAAGAAAGACGTACGTTTTTAAGAATTACTTTAGACATTTTATTTTCCTTTTGGTTTTGATTTTAAATTTTAGTTTTGGTTTTTTGTACTGCGAGTTAAGTATACGTCAACATTTATTCTCCTGTCAAATTTATTTTATATAATTATCTTGAATTACTGTAACTTCCGAACCTGAATTTCGGCGCACAAAGTGTGGTATTTTTACTAGCTCCCAAAAAATGTTGTGTGCCTGTGTTATTCGGCTTCGGTCGGAGCTTAATTCCCACACTTGCCCTTCATCACACAAGCCAAAAATAATACCACCTGAATCAATTATTTGTATTATTTTCATTACATTACCCTCAATCAAAGTCACTAATATCACCAGAAGATATCTCTGGTCTGTTGTCAGATTCTGGAACCATTGTCGGTTTACCCTCATGTTTAGAGATAAGACCTTCAAGTAGTCCAGCTTTCTTTTTGCCCAATGCTTTCTCAGCTTGAGGCGCAGTTATTATTTTCTTAGGTGCAAACGCTGCCTCACCTAGTTCCTCTACAAGCACTTGTTCAGCAAGTTGGGGATCAGACCAAGAACGTGATGACCTCCCATGAACGAGCTTATAACCTGCGAACTCTTCTCCATTGTTGAGTTTCTCAAAGGCGAGGTTCTCTACAGCATCAAGCCAAGAGAGGATCACCTTTTTATTATCTAGAGCAAAGCGTAGGTCACGCATAGATAACTTGTCAGGGGATTTAGCATTAACAACAACATCATCGAAGTCTGCAAGCAAAGCTTCTTCAGTCAGCCTCATCAACTCTGGGCAAGTAGGTTTGGCTTTACACCACATACAGGCTTTCTCTGAAGCTACTCTAGGCGCATCTGGCTGGGCACAAAGGGCTGCTCGATCTTTGACCCAGTTAGCCCATTCTAAAAGTTCAGCAACACTTATTTCCCAAACCGAGATGTTATCTATGCGAGGTTGGACTATATGTATAACTACAGTCTTGATCTCATAGAGAAACCCATAGTCACATAGAGCACCAATGGCGTAGAGTTTACCTTGAGAGTTGTCTGTAGCGTCTACCTTTACACCTTTGCCATACTTAAGGTCAATGATGTGCATAGTATCGCCATCGATAACAATACCATCACTTGTGCCAAACCCATCAGGTACGTATTCAGAGAAGTCCACACGCTGTTCGATCATACGTGTACCTTTGAACTGGTCTACGTAATCAATGTATGTCTGCACATGCTCTACCATTTCGTCGTCTACTTTCCATTTTGATTCAGGTAATAGCTGATTAAGGTAACTCTTTGCCGTACGCCCATTGATTAAGCATAACTCTCCCAGCTCGTGTGCTGCTGTGCCTTCCATGGCAAAAGGTGACGAACCTCGGTCTGGTATAGACTCTTCTGCTCGCACACTGCCCGGACAGGTAAGCCAACGCTCCGATCCAGAGGCGGAAAGCTTAGCGTGTGCTGCCATTACGCTGGTACTCCATGTAATAGGTTTATCGCTGCGGGATAGAGTTGAGCAAGCTCTTCTATATCCAAATGGATATATTTCCCCTCAGAGTATATAGTAAAGTAATGTGTTGCTCCTTCATCGTTTGTTTCTATACCTATATATACGTCGGTTGCACAAGGTGATTCACCTTTTTTATGTATCGCCATTGTGCGTGGCGTATATCTATGTGTATCATGATTGATCATTTTTGTTCCTTTTTAATAGTGACTAGTTTTGAAAATAATATAGGGAGTTCTTTGTCAGAAATTTGTGACAAAGACTTTGCACCATTGAATGAAGCAAAAGCCTGTTGCACTTTCGGTTTATCATCTCGGTTCTTGTCCATGATGTCCTTGCAGAACATTGGAATCTCTTCACGTAAAGCCCCATATGATGTCTCATCTAGGTTAGGTGCTTCTTCTATATCACTTGGAGTTACAGCAACAAGTGTGTTATCTTCTTCGTCCCTAGCTTGTTTATCAGCCAATGCTTTTTCGTAAGTATTGAAATCGTCATTTAAATCTTTTGATATTTCACCAATTGCGATGGTGAGTTTGGTTACAGCGAGGGTGAGTTCCTCGATTCTTTTTTCTAAGCTCATTGTACTTCCTTTCTATAGTTGTTGACGGTGTTGACTAACTTTGTTAAGCTAGTGTCAACATCTTAACACAACCAATGGGAATTACAACATGAGAAATGAAATTTTTAAATATTTTGGCGGTAAGGCAAATTTAGCTAAACAAATGCTAGTACATAGGTCTTCGGTATCACAGTGGATCAAGCGTGGTATACCCGCAGTTAGAGCGATGGAGATTGAAGAGTTATCTTGTGGAAAGTTTAAGGCAGTGGAGATCATGGCAAAATGGTCAGACTAGAGTGACGTTGCAGTTAATAATTGACGAAGGATTTTTATGATCAATACAATGAAATTTCACATCGCTGTCGGATTGGATCTGGGCGTATGTGAAAACAAAGAGATGACATGGGAGAAGTTATGCAGTGCTTTTACCACACATAAGGTTTCTTCCAGTAAGGTTGGGCGGTACTTTGTAGGTGGTTACTTCAGTGGCAATGTACGTAGGGATGAGTTTCTAGTACAGAGAACTCTGCTCGTACTAGACATTGATGATAGTGAAATGACTCAGGCTGAGTTAGAGTTTGACTTGATACTTGGGTTGGACTGTGCTTTTGTTGTGTACTCTACGTACTCACATACAAAGGATGCAGCTAAGGTTAGAGTAGTTATACCGTTAAGTCGTGGTGTTACTCCAGTTGAGTATAGAGAACTGTCGCAGAAGTTCGTAGCAGAGTTAGGTATTAAGTGTGATCCTTGTTCGTTCAAACCGAATCAGGTTATGTACACACCTAGGTGTAAGAGTTTGGATAATGCATGGTCGATGCGAATGGATGGTGAATGTTTAGACGTTGAGCCTTTGCTTAAGAGTGTGGGTTCGGGTGTGGTTGATGTTGGTTTTGACTTAGAATCTGCCGATGTTTCTGCCGATGTTGAAGATGCCGTCAAGGGCATGTTGGCTGTGGTCGCAGCAGAACCTTTAGACATATCAGATAACGAAGTTTCTGCCTATCTTGATGCTTATCCATCCTTGGGTTCTGAGTATCACGATTGGCTTAATGTAGGCTTAGCATTACATCATCAGTATAGAGGTAGTGAGCAGGGGTTTGAGCTATGGTTTGATTGGTCGAATGTCGGATGTGATGATGAAGGGTTCGAACGTGAGCGTGAGGATCGGCATGAGTTATGGGTTAAGTACAAAGGCTTTGGCAATGGTCAACGGGAGAAGCCTCGCACCTTTGCTTCGGTAAAACATGCTGTAAAAGAGCGTGGTGGACTGGACGAGGCAGTAGTTGCTGAACTGCGTGGTGTTATGGTTGCAAGTTCAGAGGACTTTGAAGAGCTGTTGGTCGAGGCGTCTGAGATTGAAGACTGGGGTGCTTATAACATCTTTAAAGACAAGCTGTTGCGTATGAGTACGGTTAAGTTGGGTACAGACTTACGTTCAGCAATTGCGTCTGAGTTGTTTGCAGGGATTGGTAAGGCTAAGGGTATGAGTAAGGCTGAGATCAAGAAAGCAATTACTCCAGCAGGGGTGAGTAATGGAGGATTGGTTAGAGACGAAGGGGAAGTAGCAGACTGGGCTTCGGTGTGGATATACATAGAGGCAACACGTTTGTTTTATAATGTTAAGCGTAACTATGGGATTAGTCGTGAGGCATTCAACGCTAAGTATGATCGTATGGAAGAGTGCGTTGCGTCTGGTATGCAAGCCTCCCAGCTCTGCTTGGTGATCTATAAGATAGAGACAGTCGTTGATACGATCTTCTGGCCTGGAGCTGGGCAGATCGTTATGTTTGAGGGTAAGCGTATGTTCAACTCTTACAGAAAGAATGGCGTTAAGCCTTGTAAGGGGTTGGAGGGCGGTGATGGTGGCGATGGAGGTGGCGAGGGTGAGGGTGATTCGGAAGGTCGTGAGGTTGTTGGGATGTTTCTCAAACATTTAGAGCACCTGATAGACGATGAGGTAGAGCGGGAGATAGTTCTGCACTGGATGATCTTTGTGGTACAGAATCCAGGAAAGCGGTTGAATTGGTCGTTGATATTGCAGGGTACGCAGGGTTCGGGTAAGTCATATATAGGCAATGTTATGGCACTACTGTTGGGTAGTAACGTGCAGTCGTTGGATACGGCTACGATCTCAGGGAGGTTTACCTCTTGGGCGACAGGGGCGATATTGAACATTGTCGAGGAGATCAGGATTAGTGGGACGAATCGCTGGGCTATTATGGATAGGATCAAACCTTATATAACGAATGATCAGATTCTTTGTGAAAAGAAAGGTCGAGATGTGCAAACGCTACCGAACTTTACTTCGTATTTGCTTTTGACTAATCATAAGGATGCTGTACCGCTGGATGATGAGGATAGACGATACTGTGTGGTCTATTCGAGATTGCAAACGTCTGAGCAATTACATGAATACTTTGGCGGTGCTGAGAAGGTTGAGGAGTATTTTGATAGACTATTCACAATGACTAGGGCGAGACCTGATGCTATTGCTAGGTATTTTATGGACTATAAGTTACCTAGTTCTTTTAAGCCTTTTGGAAGAGCACCGAAGACTGAAGCTAAATCTCAGATGATCGATCTTGCTGTATCAGAAGTTCATCAAGAAGTTGAGGATTTGTTAAGCAGGTTTAAAGATAGTCTCATTACCGATGAGTTTATTGATGTGACACATCTTAATGATGTTGCGTTGTTAAATGGGGAAGAAGTGCCGAAGACTAGATCGCTTTCGTCTGTGTTGTTGGATATGGGATTTAGACCGATTAAGGGCGGGTTTTTTAGGGTCTATAACCCAGATAGGAAGCACAGAGTTTGGGTCAAGGAAGGAATAACTGATGACTTTGCGATTGAAAAGGTTAAGGGAGCGTTGAAGGAGAAGAGATTAGTGTAGTGGTGATAACCTAGACCAATTGATTTTGGTCTAGGTTTTGGGGTTTAATTAAGCGAACAGGTCTTCGTCTATATCTGGTTCCTCATAAAATTTATGCGCATACATATCACCTATGGCTATATCTAACCAACTTCTAATAGAACGATCGTCTTCTTTAGCTAGTTTTTTTATTAATTCATAGGTGCTTAAACTAACGCTAACAACTTTTAATGGGTCACTCATACGGTTAATTCCTTACATATTTGTTTATAGAAATTGTATTTTAATTTAAACTAAAATAAAGTCAATATAAATTTAAGTAAATTAAAACAAATAGCATAGGGCTCAGCACGTTTGAAGGGCGGAAAACCTTAAATAGGACTAATTATATGTCCTGAAAAGCTATATGTCCTATTTTTTGTCCTGTCCCTAAGTTATTGTTTTTCTTTATTTCTTTCTCTTTAAGGATAAAAGGACAAATAAAAAGATAAATGAAAAGATTGTTGTATAGGTAAATAGAGGAATTGACAAAAGGTAAATAGATAGGGTATTTTTGAATTACCCCCTATATAAAAAAAGTAATTTCCTTTTTGTCCTATGTCCTTTCGTCCTGTAAAACACCTAAACCCAGCAGTGGTGCGGGCTGTAGCGTAGGACAAAAATTAAGGGTGTTTTTATAAATTTGTAAGTTGTTGTTTTATAAACGTATTATTTTAAACTATTTGGCCTGTTGGTGAATGAGGTTGTTCCTATGAAAAGAAGACCAAGAGAAGTGTTTGATTATGAGCCTTCTGATAATTTCGATCCTGAGACAGGGTTATTCCGTTACGCAAATGTACAAGGGGCGCAAAACTTGTGGGTAAATCGTTGCGTTAGAATTAAAAGGGATGGCACTCAATGTAAAGGATATGCTCAGAACGATAAGTTAGGCAAATACTGTTACAAGCATAATACTAAATCTCGCTACATGATGGGGAAACAGAACGGGCTTAAGCATGGAAGACGAGCTAAAGCGTATATGGAAAAGATTAGTGCTGAAAAAGCAATGATTAGTTATCTTGGTGATTGTATGCGGATGTTTGATAACCCAACAGCTTTGCCTAGGAATCTAGGTAACTCCCCATTTAAACCGTTTAGAACGATGGCACAAGTTGAGGCGTACTTACACTCAATAGGTTATAGGGAAGACATTACATAAAAGACATGCTGTCCTATTACTTTTACCTTTTTGCCTCGTGAGTGAGGTTTTTTACCTGTATTCCAGGAATCGGCTACGCCAATCAGTTTGTGCTTAGATGAGAGCGATTTCGCAGCGAGGGTTTTGAAGTAAGGTTGAAGCTTTAGCGGTATATGTTTACGGGTAACACCTTTGATCTTACATGTAGATCGTTCTGATCGCTTTGCTCTATTGATCGAAGCATGGGCTACAGCTAATTTGCCAATCTCAGGCTCACCACGAGCTTCAGCGTAGATGATGCTACTAAGGCATTGGATTTCTTTATTCGTTGCGTGGTGACGCTCAGCGTAGGTAGAATGAGTAGGAATGAGGATAAGTGTAGCGGATAAAGCGAGTGTTGGTAGATTCATAAGTAATCTTCCCATAGTTAAGATAAAAAAGAGGGTAACCTAAGCTGTCTTAAGTTACCCTTAAAGGTACACCCTTCAGAAGTGTATGTTTTAATTCTCTACAGCGGAATGGACTAAGTTATCAAACGTCATTGTCTTTGTTGTCTTGCATAGCAGGATCACATTGCGTTGAAGTCTATCCCTTTCATTTAGTTGTTCTTCTGTTGCACTATTCCAGTCGACAACACCTACTGTTTCACGAATTAGATTTGCAGTATTGCTGTAAAACCAATATTTAGCACCGATATTAAACTGAGCATCTAACGCTTCGTTCATAACCTTGAATGAATTGCCAGAATCAACACGTTTTATTAGTAGTTGATCAGCCATCCATTTATATATTTCAACTTTAAGTGACGGGCTAAGCCATAGTGCAAAATCCATAGCTAAGAGTTTATGCCCCCATGTAACACCCGATCTACCTTTGGATGCTGATTTAACTGTTGTAATATTCTCAACAGACTTAAGAACTTCCATAAACTCTTGAGCTTCTGTGGTTGTAAAATAATCACTTAACTTTCTCTGAGTCAAACCAGCCATGCTCCTAGCATTATTGCCAGCCAGTAATAAATCGTTCAATGAAATGAAATCGTCTTTAGTCCTTTGACGAACATCGTAACCGTTTAATTGTCTTAACATGATATAGCTCATAATAACTCCAAATTGTATGGTTTAGAAAATACATATTATAATATATATTTTCTAAACCATACAATTAAAATTAGGTAAAGCCACAACTATTTAACCCTAGTTTATAAAATTACATAAGTTAATCTAATGAAATTATATTATGTTTTAAATATAATATTTTCCCATCGGTTCTTCTCATGTAATTTCATCATATTCCAAATGTAATATTTTCTCATTGAATCAATCGTCTAGAACATAATCCTCAGTCACTAGAATCCCATCACCTTTGTAAGTGATATAGATTTTAACCTCGTCATTAACGATCTGGTAATACTGTGCAGTTCTGGTTATCAACTTACCTGACTCGGTCTTAAGTGTCACATGATCCTTACGACCATACTGATCTAGATAACACCATCTGGTATTATTAACCAAAGGTATTTTCGTGAAGTGTTGTGTATTAATTATTGCAGTCATTTCTTTTTCCTTTTGTTTGCAAGTTCAGCCTCAAGTTCGGCTATGCGTTTCTCTAAGTCAGCCACATAGTTAATCGCTATGAGTAGATGCGTACCGATCCTCCATGCTACAGCTCGGGACATCAATCGCTTTCGTACGTCTTCGTGGAAACAATTCTTATCTACCCATGCCATGGCTTCGTCTATCGTTATTGATCGGTAGTCTTTTTCTTTTCTCATACACCCACCTTGTATTCTAAATTTGTATAGAAGTTTTCCCCTGTTATTTTGTCAATAACAACACATCTAGGAAATGATTTGTTCCATTCAACATTGTGTTGATTTAATGAGTCACACGCTCGTATTGCCTGTTCACCCGTTCTCCAAGATTCCACAACATTACCTGTATTAGTATTCATAATAATGTATCTATCGTTCATAATGATCCCCATTGTTGTGCCATAGCATCAGCTATGCCTTGATATGTTTTTGATCTTAGCTTTGCTCTGTCCTTAGATGGTGAGAGTAAGTGCAATCGCTGTTCTCTACCCTCTACTACATTTGTAGCTTCAAGCTTTGGTAAGTTCTTAAGCCACAGACATGTCGCTTTGGTTTCTCCATGCCCAAACATCCAAGGTTGTAGCACTTGATCAGGCTTACGATATCGTGACGACATTATGCCGATCGGATTCTCAATAGCGATTCTCGGGATGTTACAGGTCATCAATCGCATAAAGAAAAAGATCGCATCTTCTCTAGCATCTCTTCTAGCCTGACCAACCAAAGCACCAGACTTACGCTCAGGCTGATCTGCATACCATTTGTTGGCACTAACCGTTAAATAAGTGCAGGTAGGGAAAAAGATACCCATGTCCCAACCACCCTCATCTATCGCATCAAATACATCCCCTCTGATATGCCATTCTGGATGACCTCCCGAGCATGGGATTAGGTCACAACTATATGCTTCATGCCCTAATGCTTGGAACGCTTTGGTTACTGCTTGCGACTCTTCACATCCGACTAGAATTCTCATTGTGATATATCCCCTTCTTGAAAGTTCTTACGATTAGTCGGTAGTTCTAAGACTTCATAAATCTTTGATTCCATCTTGCCTTTTGTACCGTTCGGGCTATCATCTACGATAAACATCCCCGATCTGGTCTTATGGATCGTAAACTTATCGCTATCTTGCTTACCTGTGCCATAACCTAAGCCAAAGCCAAAGATCATTGAAATTGCTATTGTTGCCAATACGTTTTTTGTGTCCATTAGTATGCTCCTAAGAAGTTTATTAATTCGTTATATGTTGCTTCGCTAATCTCTTTAACACCATCGCTGTAGGTCACACACCCATTACCTTGGGAGTATAATCCTTCAGAATCTTCACACTCAAGCACAGGCTCATCTTCGCTGTACCATTTTGAGCATATCTCACCTACTTTTAGATCGATTGTCTTGTCTGTTGCTTTGACTAGGACACAGGTTCTAAACTCCATGTCCCGATAACTATCGATTATACCTGCAATGTAATGTTTCATTCTAATCCCTCCAGTTCGGCATCGCTCCAAGTGCTAAGCCAATCGAATAAATCATCAGCATAAGCTTCGATGATCTCTCGTGTTGTCATCTGGTCTATCGTTTTAGATATGTATGTATTTATTAAGGCACTTCTTTGGTCTTTATTCATTGTCTTAATCCTCTAGTAAATCGTTATAGTTTTCGAGCATCTCTTCTTCTGTCATGTTTAAGATGATGCCTAATGAATCATCATAGTAAAGATTTCTTAAATCCTTTTCTGAGGCTCTATCTGTCCACATTTTTGCTATTTCGTGTGCCATATCTTGTGTATTCATTGTCTTAATCCTCTTAAATAATTTCTACAATTCTGTAATCATTACGATCATAATCCATACCAACAAGCTCCATCTCTTCTATCATGTCGTCAATTTCCGCTTGAGCTTCTTCCACTGTGTCAAAGACCACAAGCTCGTCAAAACCCTCATGCCAAACGTTTTCCCAGTTGTTCCCAAAATTGGTTTGCACTTCGAATTTACTCATTTCAAATACTCCTCTTTAAACTGTTTCAATATGTACATGTAGTCATACATATCAGCTGCAATATTGTCGTAGCTTGTGAAGAACACAATACTTACATTCCTGTCCCGATCGTCTTCTACCCAATCGAACGTGACGTAAATCACACCATCATCTGGCAAGTCTAAACTTTCATCTGATACATACTCCCACGCAGGAGTACAATATATTGTCCTGCCCGTTTCCATTTTCCAGCACACAGCACCTGTATGTATATCAACGCTAAAATCTTCGCCATGATCTACAATTGCCTTGATCAACAGATTTAAATAATCTCTTTTGTCTTTTGGGGTCATCGTCTTAACTCCTAGTTAATAATCAAAATTACAATTGCGACCATCTTCGAGCTGGTCTTCGATATCACCTAGTGCGTCGTCACTCAGCACTGGCAGGATATCGACGCCATTCAATTTAACAGCGTATATTTCATATACACCCCCTTGACCGTAGAGCATATCAATACCACTTGGCTCTTCGTATGTGAACGTGACAGCCATGTCAACACCTGCTATAACACAAGTGGTTTCTCTGGCATCACTCGGTATCTTAAAATTACTCATGATAACCACACCAAAACTTGACAGACCAATCGGATTGATCCGATGAATAACAGGGCAAATAATCCTGCCAATAAATATAATTTCATTTTATTCCCCTGTTATTGAAGTCTGAGTGCATTATCATAAGCACTCATTAATGACATATTGGACAATCTCACAATCCCTGATTGCCTGTCGATAAAATGATATAAAGGTTTGCCATTTAAAGTGGTACTACTTTTTTTAAATGTTAGACCTTTGTTTTTACACAAAAGTCTAATATCTTTTATTACTTCGTTATGAGTCATATCAATCCCCTATTAATTCAACAACATAACCGTTGGCGGTAAACTTGCCATCTTTACGCAATTTATGGCTGTACTCCATCGCTTTGGCTGTTTGAACAGCCGTAAGACCACCGCCAGCAACGTGTAAGCACACGCGTTCAAACTGATCGTTTTGCAGTTTGAACAATTTGTTTTCTTTTACTTTTAATACTTTAATCATCCCAATCACCTTATTTATAATATGCCATAAGGCATATTTTTTTGACTAAGCTCTTGCTGTAGCCATTATCAATAAGATCAACAATAAGTTGATCTAACGAATTACCCAGACCACAGCCGTTATAGCCGTAGTCTAGATAATGAGATTTTAATTCGGTGTATAAAGTTTGTAAGTTCATATCGTTCCCCTTGGGAGTTAATCGTTTTGAGCCGATCCCAAAACATGGTTTATTTTAGATCATTTGTTGACACTATGTCAACAGTTATTTTCAATCGATTTGAATTTATTTTAATCGCTCTACACAATCGCTTTAATCCTCGATTAATTCCCAAGTAGCACCTATTAAATTGCTTTTTTCGGATAACAAAACAAAATTTTTATAACCTAAATCGTCAATTATCCAGCCATATTGTTTACCAGAATAATGAGTTTGCAAGTCTATAACGGGATATAGTTTTAAAGCAGTTATGTTTGAGCTAGTTGTTGTATTTGTTCTGATTTTCATTTCATCACCTTGTGATTCAATCGTTTTGAGCCAATCCCAAAACATGGTTTATTTTAGATCATTTGTTGACACCATGTTAACAGTTATTTTCAACTATTTCAATCGATTTGTTTAAATTTGCCAAATTGCAACTCATAATCAAAGTCAATCCAATCTTTTGCAGTTTCGATCTTTTTAAAACTACGGTTACCTAACTTACCACCAGTAACATAAAACCCTTGTCTAGGTATCGATTCAGACCAATATGCACCTGATACTGGATCGTGTTTATATATCTTTTCATCATTGTTTGTTATTGAACAATGCTTGTATTTTTCAATCATTTCATCACCTTGATAATAGTTAATTATTGTTAATAACACTCGATTGAATGCTATTAAAAATAATGGGCTTCCTTGCCCGATCGGTTTTAACCCTTGTTAGTAAAATACTCTAGTTGATAATTAGCCGATCCAATGGCCTCATCCCTTGCGTCATGAAAGCTTGTACAATCGTCTTGCCTAACGCCATTTACAAAAGGAATGACTTGATACTCATCCCACTCGCTATCTCTATAAACCTTGATGCAAACAGTGTTTAATTCTAATTTTAATATTATACGTTTTGACATGATATAACCCTCGATTAAGCGACTAACGAACTAGGACGAACTACGAAACCCGTAGTATCTTTTTTTGCTTTCCCTTTGGCATACAGAGCAACAATACCAGCACCATCTAAAAACCGTAAGTCGCTATCATCACCGCCCATAACTGGCATAGAATCAAACGATTGCGGAATATTAATAGCCTTATCAAACACAACTGCAAACCTTTTAAAAACAGGGTTAAGCTTAGCCTTTTGATAGACTGGTAAAAAGGTCTCAACTCCTGAATAACTGAAAGTTAAATCGTAGTTGGCAGGGATACTATGACGAGTGGGAATCTTAGTATAGTCATAGAATTGAACATCAGGGAACATCGCAAAAATGTTTTTATATATAACACCCTCGAACACAAAGGAATATAGCTCCCATTGTAGATCTGAAGTACCATTCAAACGGATTACAGGAGTTAAACCGAGCCTTTTAGCCCGTTTTATAACCCTCCTGATTGACCTACACAAATGATTAAAAAATACAGCCCGATCATTGAACCATAGTTCAGTTTTAGCAAGCCGTGCTAATTGAACGTTATTAAAAGCACCACGCCCAGCAGTGTTAAGGCATGGTTTATCACATCCAGCCAATAATGCAAACGGGCAAACGTTACCGAACTCGCTACCATCGGCAGGTGTTAAGTAAAGAATCCCTGTTAAATAGCCAAATTTTTGACCCTTGATTGTTTTGGCATCAGCAGACATGGATAAGAGCATTTTATAAGACATATAACCACCTAGGGTAATAATTAAAAGAGAAAAAAGAGCGTACAAGCAACCGCTTGAGGGTTAATTATAACAGTAATAGTTTACTGTGTGTCAATTAATTTGTATTAAAACATCGACTAAGAGCCTGAAGGCTTAAAACTTGCCCATCACCTGAGACAATTGACCACACGTTAACACCAACCGCCTAGAATAACCAAACCAAAACGGCTCAACGCTCAACGGCTCAACGGCTCAACGGCTCAACGGCTCAACGGCTCAACGCTCAACGCTCAACGCTCAACGGCTCAACGCTCAACGGCTCAACGCTCAACGCTCAACGGCTCAACGCTCAACGCTCAACGCTCACAGCTAATAACTATCTGTATCTGTATCTGTATCTGTATCTGTATCTGTATCTGTATCTGTATCTGTATCTGTATCTGTATCTGTATCTGTATCTGTATCTGTATCTGTATCTGTATATCTAACGGCTAACAACTAACGGCTAAAATCAAAATCGAAAAGCATAAGGACTTTTAACCATTTAGAAACAAGCAAAAGCATAAGGACTGTTTACCATTTAGAAACAAGCGGAGCCAGGATCTAAACACTACCCCCTATGCCCCGTTTTTATATATTTTGACCCCAGTCTCTTACATAGTATTCCGCACAGCCAATCCCCAATTTTCAAAACACCCTCCCCCTTATTTACAATAAGTCAACATAAAAATTTTATATATTAATTTTAGAAACACCCCCTATGTATTTATATTTAGTCAACAAAAAATTTTATATTGTAATTTTTAAAAAAGCATGTTACAAATGCTCAACAAACTACAACCCAACCTGTAGACAGAATGATACGACACTCTAATTCCGACGCAATAGACGTTATTTTTGACGAGAAAGATAAGTCAAAAGTTTTATATATGAGCGATGCTCATAGCAACACTCCCCCCATGATAAGCGAACAAGCGGCACTTGAGTCTTTACTCTCTCGCTATGACTATCAGCTTATAAATTCCACAAATAAAATGCGCCAATTTGTCTTGGCAAAGCTTTTTAGAATTGCTAATGAGTCTGAAGATGAAAAAAACGCACTCAAAGCATTAGAGACACTTGGGCGTGTTACCGAGATTGGCTTATTTACAACTAAGATTGAAGTCTCTGTGGCTGATAAGCCAACATCCGATCTAGAGTCTGAACTCAGGGGCTTATTAAAGAACTATGCCAAACCTGAAAAAGAAGTTGTACCAGAACTTACTGATGAAGAGCTACGTGGTTACAGTGTTGATGAAGAGGTAGAGTCTGCGGACGAAGATGAATGAGTAATCATTTAGGTAATATTGCTCTAAATGAGGAAATACTTACTGCTGCCCTTGCAGCTGCGCCAGTTAGTGAACGAGCAAAGCTTGTTGAATTGATTGATGAATTGCATAGACGACATGCGCGGGAACAGGCACAGGTAAATTTCTTAGCCTTTGTGCAAAAGGTATGGCCTGGATTTATTTATGGTCGCCACCATGCCAGAATGGCACAAGAATTTGAAAAAGTAGTTAACGGCGAGAATAAGCGGCTAATTATTAACCTTGGTCCAAGGCATACTAAGTCTGAGTTTGGGTCTTTTTTATTACCAGCGTGGTTTCTTGGTAAGTATCCTGATAAAAAGATCATACAATGCTCGCACACAGCCGAACTTGCTGTAGGTTTTGGTCGTAAGGTTCGTAACTTAGTGGCTAATCCGCTCTATCAGGAAGTGTTTCCTGGTGTGGAGCTGCAGACTGACTCTAAAGCTGCGGGTAGATGGAACACCAGTGCAGGTGGCAACTACTTTGCGATCGGTGTCGGTGGTGCTGTAACAGGTATTGGTGCGGATATACTCATCATTGATGATCCACACTCGGAACAAGAGGCAGCAATAGCTGCAAGTAACCCTGAGATCTACGATAAGGTCTATGAGTGGTACACATCAGGGCCTAGGCAGCGGCTACAGCCTGGTGGGGCCATAATTATTGTTCAAACCCGATGGTCGAAACGAGATTTAACTGGACAAGTTAGGCAAAAAGAGTTAAATGGGGGTGGAGACAAGTGGCGTGTGGTAGAACTTCCTGCTATTCTACCTTCAGGTAAGCCCTTATGGCCTGAGTTTTGGACAATAGAAGAGTTAGAGGCTACTAGAAACGCCATTGATGTTTCAAAATGGCAAGCTCAGTATCAACAGAACCCAACTTCTGAAGAAGGGGCGATAGTTAAACGTGAATGGTGGCAGAAATGGGAGAGTGATTCCCCACCACCTACAGATTTTATACTGCAAACGTGGGATACTGCGTTTGAAAAACACAACCGAGCAGACTATTCTGCATGTATTACGTGGGGAGTGTTCTATCACGCTGATGAAAATGGTATTACTCAAGCCAATATCATTATGCTAGATGCCAAACGTGATCGTATGGAGTTTCCTAGGCTTAAGGAGGCTGTGTTAGATGAGTATAAGTACTGGCAGCCCGATGCTTTGATCATAGAAAAGAAAGCCTCTGGTGCGCCTTTAATTTATGAGTTGCGAGCAACAGGTGTTCCAGTGTCAGAATTTACACCAAGTCGTGGTAATGATAAGATTTCTAGATTAAATGCTGTTGCTGATGTATTTGCATCTGGTAGAGTATGGGTTCCAAACACTCGTTGGGCAGATGAGGTTATAGAGGAAGTAGCATCATTTCCTGCAGGGCAACACGATGACTATGTGGACTGCGTATCAATGGGAATCTCTCGATTTAGGAAAGGCGGATTCTTAAGTTTGCGTTTGGACTCTGACGATATGGATAGTGATTTTACACCAAGACAAGCAGCGTATTATTAAATGAATAAAGAATTTAAACAAATGTTAATAGAATTTTTAGGGTGTGCATTGTTAGTATTGGCAGCCTGCTATGTTTTAACACTTATAACTCCCTGTTAAATAAGGAAACATAATGATAGATAAAAGTGTAAACCCGGCCCCTATGGGCTTAGATGCCATAGATCAAGAAGAAGACCTAAATCAAGAACCTCTTGAAATTGAGATTGAAGATCCTGAGTCAGTAACGATAAGTCATGGTGATGAGATTATTCTTCAGATCCAAAAAGAAGTTGATGAAGAAAAGTTTAATGCAAACCTTGCTGAAGAGATTGATGATGCAACTCTTGACTCTCTAGCTTCAGATCTTATTAATGACTTTGAGTCTGATGTAAGCGCACGTAAAGACTGGGTACAGACTTATGTCGATGGGTTAGAGTTGTTAGGTCTTAAGATGGAAGAACGCTCAGAACCTTGGGAAGGCGCATGTGGCGTGTATCACCCACTATTAACTGAGGCTGTTATTAAGTTCCAAGCTGAGACAATTACTGCTACATTTCCTGCGTCTGGACCAGTTAAAACACAAATAATAGGTAAAGAAACAGAAGATAAGAAAGAAGCTGCACAGCGTGTTCAGGACGATATGAACTACCAGCTTACTGATGTTATGACTGAGTATAGACCAGAGCATGAACGCATGTTATGGGGCTTAGGATTAGCAGGTAATGCGTTTAAGAAAGTATATTATGACCCATACTTAACTCGACAAGTATCTATGTACGTACCTGCTGAAGATGTAGTTGTACCATATGGCGCATCAAGCCTTGAGTCTGCAGAACGTGTAACCCATGTAATGCGTAAGACTGAGAATGAAATACGTAGACTGCAGTATGAGGGTTTTTACAGAGATGTAGACCTTGGTGAACCTTCCAATACTATGGATGACGTTGAGAAGAAGATAGCTGATAAGCTTGGGTTTAGAGCGTCAACGGATGATCGGTTTAAGTTGTTAGAAATGCATGTTGAGATCAATTTAGAAGGGTTTGAACATGAAGATCATGATGGTAAGAAAACTGACATAGCCCTGCCTTATGTAGTTACTATTGAAAAAGGCACTGGAACTATCCTTTCAATTCGCAGAAATTGGGACCCTGAAGATGAATCATGTAAAAAACGCAATCACTTCGTTCACTATGGCTATGTGCCGGGTTTTGGCTTTTATTGTTTTGGGCTTATTCATCTTATTGGTGCTTTTGCCAAGTCTAGTACTTCAATCCTTCGCCAGTTGGTTGACGCGGGCACTCTCAGTAATCTTCCGGGGGGCTTTAAAACTAGAGGATTAAGAGTTAAGGGTGATGATACTCCGATTGCTCCGGGCGAGTGGAGGGATGTAGATGTACCATCTGGTGTAATGCGTGATAACTTCATGCCACTGCCGTACAAAGAACCAAGCCAAACACTATTAACTCTACTACAAGGAATCGTTGATGAAGGTCGCCGTTTTGCTGGGGCTGCTGATCTTGCTGTCTCTGATATGTCCTCTAATAGTCCTGTTGGTACAACATTGGCTGTACTCGAGCGAACCCTTAAAGTAATGAGCGCAGTTCAGTCGCGTATTCACTACTCGATGAAACAAGAGTTTATTTTACTACGTAACATTATTAGAGATTATTGCCCAGAGGAATATGCATATGAGCCCACAGAAGGTAGTAGACACGCTAAGAAAGCTGATTATGATTTGGTGTATGTTTTACCTGTCTCTGACCCAAATGCCGCAACTATGGCACAAAAGGTCGTCCAATACCAAGCAGCCTTACAACTAGCACAAGGCGCACCACAGCTATATAACATGCCTGTATTACACAGGCAAATGCTGGAAGTACTAGGTATACCTAACTATCAAAAGTTAGTGCCTATGGAAGATGATATGAAACCTCGTGACCCAGTTACAGAGAATCAAAACATCCTCAAAAACAAACCTGTTAAAGCATTTTTGTACCAAGATCATCAAGCTCATATTGCTGTACATATGTCTGCTATGCAAGATCCTAAAGTTCAAATGGTTATTCAACAGTCTATGGGTCAAAACCCACAAGCTCTAGCGGCATTACAAGCGGCAATGTCTGCACATATTAATGAGCACTTAGGGTATGAGTATAGAAAACAGATTGAGCAAACTATGGGTATGGATATTCCTAACTACGGTGAAGATGATACTGACAACCAAGTGACTATACCTGAAGCTATGGAAGTTCAAATCTCCAAATTAGCAGCTCAGGCATCACAACAGTTGTTACAGCAAAATCAACAAGAAGCTCAAGCACAACGAAATCAACAGAAAGCTCAGGATCCGTTGATACAAATGCAACAACAAGAGCTGCAACTTAAAGCTCAGGACTTGCAACGCAAAGTAGCTAAAGATCAGTCTGATGCTCAGTTGGAAGCTATGAAGATACAAGTTGATCGTGAGCGTATTGGTGCTCAACAACAGTCTACAGGAGCACAAATCTCAGCTAAGATGCAAGATACGCAAGCTCAATTACGAGCAAAGCAAGATGAGATGGCAGCTAAGTTAGGTGTGGATGTAGCACTTAAAGAAAGTGAGCGTGCACACCATAAGCAGCAAACTAATCAACAGCATGACCATGCTAAGTTCTTAGCTGAAAGACAAGCACAAATAGCTGAAAGACAAGCTGAAAGACAGGTAGAAAAACGCAAAAAATAACCTAGAGGCCGCGTCACTTGTGGCCTCAGCAACAGCATTTGGAGATAAATAATGGATAGAGAAGCGGAGATTCTCTTTAAACAAATTGATGACAGAGTAGCGTTATTAACACAAGCGTTAGCGTCTGGTAGAGCAGAGGATTATGCAGCATATAAGTACATATGTGGGCAGATCCAAGGTTTAGACCAAGCGCGAAGCGCCATAGAAGTACTAACTAAAAAACTGGAGTTCGAAGACGAATGAGTAAAATCCTAATTGGATCCAATCCAAACAACCCCCAAGTCGTAGGGTCGGTAGACCTTGAGGCTACTAATGAAGAAAAGGCAACACAACTGCCTACACCAACAGGATACCGTATACTGTGTGCGTTACCTGAAGTGGAGAAAGAGTATGAAAGCGGTCTTCTTAAAGCTGATGAAACATTGCGTCATGAAGGTCTTTTGGCTACTGTGTTGTTTGTTGTGGCTATGGGCCCTGATTGCTATGGTGACAAAGACCGTTTTCCTACTGGCCCTTGGTGCAAAGTTGGGGATTTTGTCCTTGTAAGACCTAACGCTGGCACTCGACTAAAGATACACGGTACAGAGATGCGCATGATT